TAGACGAAACCGAAGAAATCGCCAATATCGTCAGAAGTGAAAGCTGTACCTTTGTAGTACCAGGGATTTTCATAATCTCCTTCCATCTCATATTTTTCATGTTATTATTGGGTATTTAGATTATGAATCTTTACAACTTCTTTAATCAGGTTCTTATGTCCCATATGTAACGTATAATGATACGTATCTTCCCACTTAGGTATTGGTATATGAGAAAGATACTTATATTGTTCAGATACACGATCACAATCAAACCAATTCAATCCATATAAAATAGGAATATAAGTTGCTGAAACAAATAAATTCCACTTACATTGAATATCACCAGCAAATGGAAATCTATTTTCCCATTTAGATAGCAAAGATTTAAGAGATGGTGTCAATTTAAGATCATACTTTACCTCTTTCCAAAATTCAGTTTCTTCTTTCTGTACAATATAATGTGCCTGTACATAATCAAAAATATTATCAAAAATATGATTCACTGCTTCATTACAATCATCAATACTATATGAAGGGAAGTAGTGAGTAAAGGCAAACATCTGTCTAATTACACTGCCAATCGAAGTTGCTTCTAATGGTTCAACAAAATTCTGAGATAATCCGACAGCATAACAATTTTTAACCCAAGACTTCTCTAATCTACCAGGATCAAATTTAAAAGTTTTTCCTATATTAAGTTTTTGACCATAGACATTCTCCATCTCTTGGTGTGCTTGGTCTTCATTAATAAATCTATCACAAAAAACATATCCATTACCAGTTTTATCTTGAGTGGGTATTTGCCAACTCCATCCATAGTCTCTAGCAGTTGCTTTAGTAAAAAGATTATATTCATCCATCTCACCAGTAGTAAAGGCAATAGCAGAATTAAGAGGTAAATATTCTGAATAAGATTTCCATTTTACACCTAATGCCTTTTCTAATAGTAATCTTGAAAAACCACTACAATCTATAAAGAAATCTGCTTTATGCTCTCTATCACCAACAACAGAAATTATATTACCAGTCTCAGAATCAATATTAGTATCATATATCTCATCATCTATAATATCAATCCCTCTCATCTCACACACTTCCAGTAAGTATTCATTCAATGCTAAAGTATCAAAGTGAAATTGATTTGTAGGAGAATCATTTAAATTTCTAAAAGATACTAATGGCATTTGATTCACCCAAGACCCACAATAATTAATTTCATAATTAGGTCTCCTATTAGCAACTACATTTTGCATATATAAAAAATGCGATCCAATCTCTGCTTGAGTAGATTGAAAATTTACATTATTTAAAAAAGGAGCATCCGACCAACCATCAAAGAAAACACCATTCTTAAAAGTTGCCTTTGCTTTTAATATCATATCAAGTTTAGGGATCCCACAAAAGTCACAAAAATCCCCAAAATGTTCAGTTGAACTTTCTCCAACTCCTACAGTACCTATATTACTAGATTTAATTATCCTTGTTCTTATCTTTGGAAAATTTGTTTTAAATATTAATGCTGATATAAGACCTGCATTTCCACCACCAACAATCGTCACATCATCAATATCTCTCATTATAATCATGATTATAGTTCTTATATTTATCAACGAATAAATATCTAAGATAAGTACTATTAAATTATGTCAGTCATATATGTAAGTAATATTGCTATTGACTCTGGGGAAGACTTTACTCAGGATTTTACTCTATATGAATCTGGTGGAAAAATTATTAATCTAAGTGGATATCGAGCAAAATCTCAAATAAGAAAACATCCAGATAGCAAAACTGCTATAAATTTTTCTGTATCATTTCCCGATAGAGCAAATGGAAAAATAAATTTATCTATCCCAAGATGGACTACAACTCTTCTAAAATCTGGAAGATATGTCTATGATATTATGGTTTTAAAAGAAGATGATAAAAAAGAAATAGTTTTGGAAGGAAGTGCTTTAGTCCGAGCAGGAGTATCTACCGACACTTCTATAACTTATCAAGGTAGTGATGAACGAACATGTATTGCTGTAATTGATGATTCATCTAAAACATTTACCGATTTAGAAACTACTTGGAATACATTTAGATCAACGTATCCAAATAGAAGATTCTATCTTCTACAACCAACAGCACAAGGATTTGGTAATTCTGTGGGTAATACAAACTATGACAGTTTAAAGTGTCCCGATACATTTGTTGCTGAAACTACTGTAAACATATCACCCTTGATTTAAAATGATTGCAACCGTAACAGAATCCTCAACAGAATTAAATGAAGCAGGTACAGTAACATTTACAGTTACTACTACTGGATTAGCTAATGGCACTCAATTATATTTCTCAACAGATGATGAAATAGATGGTACAATTCAAAAAGAAGACTTTGATGATGCTGTTCTAACTGGCATCTGTACTATTACAAATAATACTGGAAGTGTTGTTAGAACAATATCAAGAGATAGAACAACAGAAGGTACTGAAAGATTCTTAATTAAGATTAGAGAAAATTCTACTATTGGAAATGTAGTGGGAGTGTCTACACTAATAAGAATTAATGATACCTCAATAGCAGTAGGTCAAAATGCTAACGGAAAAGTATTCGGTCCTATTCAAGTTAATATAGATAATGGAGTTATATCAGATAAATCTGACTGGTATTCTATTTGTAATTTAAGTGATCTTCCAGAAGGATCTAAAGTTGCTATCTTTATTGATGATTCTAATGCGACTAAAGCATCCTATGATGCTCTAGTAACAAAATTAACTGAAAAAAATATAGCAGTTATTACTGTTACTAATACCAATGAAGATTGGATTACACCGTTTATAGGAGCATTAAATTAAATGGCATCAGTATTCATAACAAATTTAACCTTATATACGGGAACAGATTTCGCACAAACCTTTGTTCTTGAAGATACATCTACAAATTCTACATTAGATTTAACAGGATATACTGGAAAATCACAATTAAAAAGATATGAAGGTTCAACTAAAGCAGCAGATTTTACAGTATCTCTTGCTAATGATCCAAAAACAGGAAGACTTACTATAGAAATGCTTTCTACAGTAACATCTACATTGAAACCAGGAAAATATTACTACGATTTAGTACTAAAAAAACCTTCAGGAACTGTAGAAAGAGCTCTTGAAGGTCACATTTTAGTCAAGAAACCAGTTACTAAGCTTTAATTTTAAAGTTAGGGTCTAACTGAAAGTCCTTGGTTACTCCAGCTCCTGGTGTATAGTTGCCCTTTCCCTGTCTAGCATATTCAACAGCTTTGCTTCCACCACGAATATCTGCTCGATTAATTTCACTTTCATTTATTATCTTTTTGATCTCCATGATGGTTTTTCCATCCATCTCCATCATAATATAGTTTGCTTCTTCTACAGATTGTGCTTGATTAGTTCCAATTAAATAATTCAATACAGAATCATAAGCATCAATGCCTTCATACATCTTTTTCTTCTTTTTCTTCTTATCTTTATTACCATAACCTTCTTTCACATCATTATCTAACGTTGGATTTATTTTCACATTTGATGTCTTCACTTTCCTAGTATATGTGGGTGGCTTTAATCCTTTATCTAATAATTTCTGATCTCTTCTTTGAAAGGTTGGCTTATCTTTATTAGCAGCAAACTTAGAAGGAACTGTTTCAACTTTTGGTTCTTTTACTTGACCTGCTTTAAAGGCAGCAGCTTCTAGATCATACTTCTGACGTTGACTCTTACCCATTACACCAAGTGGTTTACCTGTTTTATAATGTTTAGTAAAGACGGTTGATCTATCTACTTGAGTTTTACCATCATTCGCAGTGTATGACTTAGATCTATTGAACTGATTCAAATCGCTCTTTTCGATCTTAGGATAAGGAGTATCTGAATTCTTCTTAACTAATTCTCTAGTTTGCCTTTGACTTGTAGAGAAACTAGCAGGAGAAACTTCTTTAGCTCTTGCTTTATTATCCTTTTCAAGCTTACCATTCATACCATAATTTGGATTAGATTTTTCTACAGTTTTCTCCTGTTCCTTAAATTTAGCATCAAACGCTGCATCTTGATCTTTCTTTATTACTCCTTCAGGTGAATTTCCACTTGCTTCATCTGGACCAGACTTTTTCATAGCCGCATCATATCCAGGATCACCTTTATAATAAGTCTTACCGCCTACAGTTATACGAGGTCTATTATCTTCTTGCTTTTTATTCTTAAGATTTTTAAGTGTTGTTTCTAATTCCCTTTCCTTTTTAGCATCTTCTGCATCTTTATCTTCAGTTATTATCTGCGAATATAATTCAGACAGCTCTACTAATTCTTTAGACATTCTACCAAAAAAGTTATTACCTCCAATTATTTAGTTTAAAATTTTCCGCTTGAGTTAAGTCCTAAGTTAGGTGCTACTCTTTTCTTATTTGTATTATTAGTATTTACACTGGGAGGAACTACTACTTTAGTGTTAGTATTTTTCTCTTTGGTTTTAGTTTTGGTATTAGTTTTGGTATTATTGGTATTAGTTTTGGTATTAGTTTTAACTTTATAATTTGGATGATTTTTAGGAAGACCCCAATTACCAAGTAATTT